ACTTAGAGATGCCAAGAAAGTTGTTGATACTGCCATGCCTCAAATTTACCAAGAATTTGTTAAGAATACTCCTATACGATCTGGTAATGCACGCCGCAATACATCAGTAAATGGCAAAACAATCCAAGCACAATATCCATACGCATCTGTCCTAAATGATGGTCGCGGATTCCGTGATGGACAGATGCGTGGTTCAATTCAAGCACCTAAGGGTATGGTTGAACCTACTAAACAATTTGCCATGGCTTTAATTCAACGCTTGACCAAAGCATTAGGAAGATAAGATGGCAGATTTAAACATAACCATTGCCTTAGAAGATAGTCAATTTGTTGCCGCATTAGACGGTATTACAAAAAAGTTAGAACAATTTGCCAATGATGCAAAGAAAGGGTTTGATGATTTAAACAGCAAACTTGATGACCTAACTAACAAAACAAAAAGTACCGGCGGAGCATTCAATGAGCTCGGTGGCGTATTAAAGACTTTAATCAGTTTACGCTTTGCAGAAGAAGTTGGTAAGTGGGCAAACACTATCGACCAAACTGCCAAGTCAATTGGATTTACTGCTGGCGAAATGTTAGCACTACAAAGTGCTATGAATCAAGTTGGTGGTGGCAGCCAAAGTGCTGGTCGTGCTGTAGAAATGTTCTACATGAAACTTGACCAAGCTCGTCAAGGTGGTCTACAACAACAAGTAGCATTTGAAAGATTAGGTATTAGTCTTAATGATCTTAAGAAGTATGATGACCAAGATTTATTCCGTTTAACATTAGATAGACTTGCACAATTACCTCGTAATGCAATGTCAAGCCGCATTGAAGTTGAATTATTCTCTAAATCAATGCGTGGTATTCCGGTTACGGAATTTAATGAAGCTTTTAAGAAAGCTGAACAAAATGTAGCAAACTATGGATCTGCTGTTGAAGATGCAGCCGCTGCCTATAGAAAGTTTCTTGAAGTTATTAATGACATTAAGATTGCTGTTGCAGTTGTATTTCAACCATTAACATCAGCATTTGCACAATTAAAAGTTGATGTTCCGGAAATTATTGCTATTTTCCGTGATGTTATTTCAGTTATCATTGGTATCCGTGTAGCAAGTATTGGTGCAACCACAGCATTAGTTGCCATGGGAGCTGCCGCAACAGGTGCAACTGGTGGTCTAAACTTATTATTAGGTCTATTAATCCGTGCTGGTATCGCAACTACTGCATTTATTGCCGCTGAAGTTGGCCTAAGCAAATATTTTGAAAGCTCTACTAAAGCAATTGAAGAAAAGAGTAAGGCACAAAAAGAATCTAATGATGAATTAAATCGCACAACTGGAGAGAATCAAGAAGTTCTTACCCAGTATGCCAAGATGAATGCGGCAATTAATGAGCAAACAGAAGCATTCAAGAAAAATATTCAAATCCAAATTGATAGTATCCGTGCAAAAGATGCTACTATTGGTTTAGGAGTTGAACAAAAAGCCCGTTTAGAAGAAGAATTACGAATTCGCAACGAGTTTGCCAAGAAGATTGAAGAACTTAATGTTAAATTAAAAGAAGCAGAAGCAGCCAGACCAGAAGATGCAATGAGCCGCACTGTTGGTACATTGAGAAAATCAATTGCAGATCTAACAGCAAGTGAAGCAACTTATGTTCAACAAGCAGGAGAATCTGCGGCTATCAAGATGCGTAACAATGAACTTGATAAATCTACAATCTACTTAAAAGATTACCAGATTAAAGTTCAAAGAGAATTATCCGATATTCAATTAGGCATTGATGAATTAACAATGACCAATGATGAGAAGAAGATTGCTAATATTAAAAAGCAAACTAACGCATTGGTTGAGCAAGCAAGAATTAGAGCACAGGCCCGCTTAGGTTCAAATGCTACACCAGAAGATATTAATGCTGATGCAATTTATCAGAAAGAAGTAGATGCAATAACCAAAGCACAAGATCAAATTACTGCCAAGACTAAAGATAGTATTGATGTTAGCCGCGAATGGTCAACAGCTTGGACACAGGCATTTAAACAATACAAAGAAGATGCTACTAATGGTGCCGCATTGGCCAAGAAAGTATTTGATGATGCAACCAAAGGTATGGAAGATGCCATTGTAACCTTTGCCAAGACAGGTAAATTAAGTTTCAATGATTTATTAAACACCATTGTTGAAGATATCCTACGCAGCCAAATTAGACAATTGTTTGCTAATTTATTTTCTGGCCCAGTTGGCGGTACATCAGCAGGTGGAGCAAGTTTATTTGGTGCATTAGGTAGTATGCTTGGATTTGCCGATGGTGGAACTATTCCAACTAATGCTCCTGTACTCGTAGGCGAGCGTGGTCCTGAAATTATCAGTGGTGCTAAAGGCATGAATGTTACACCAAATGATCAAATTAGCAGTAAGGCACCTACAACACATCAAGTGACTTATAATATTAATGCAGTAGATGCAAGTAGTTTCAAACAAATGATTGCCAGAGACCCAAGTTTCTTATATGCAGTCACAATGCAAGGGGCTAAGACAATCCCCGGGAGAGCATAATGAGTTTTCAATGGACATTAGACAATTCGGAATCATTTAGTATCAATCGTAAGAAGATGGTTGGTACTACAACAGCTCGCGATGGTAAAGTTCGCGCAGTGGTAAGAAGTACACCTCCAAAAACATTTACAGTCAAAGTAGCCGATGGTATTCTTTGGACTGATTTGGTCAACTATATTGTTGCCGCAGAAGCTTTAGATAGAGTTAGTACAGCAACCTTAACCATTCCATATGCCAAATTTCCTTGGTTTTATAACAATACAAACCCTGGTACAGATTCATCTTATACTGTGCGTTGTATCCAATTCCCAGAATGGAAGATATATTCACGCAATCAAGTTAGTTGGTCAGGCCCATTTGTATTCCAAGAGGTATTGTCATGAGTTTAGACCTAAGCGCATATAGTAATGTTGCAACAGGATTATTTGTTACTATCGATACAGATGGTACAAATATTCTGCGCTTTAGTGATTATAATGCTTCGATTACTATCAGCGGTAATACATATCAAGGGCTTGGACAATTTGTTGCAATAACAACCAGTACAAGCGAACTTAAGACCAGTGCAGGTACTATTACATTAACTTTAAGTGGTATTCCTGATACAAGTATTAGTCAAGCATTAAGTTTAAAACTTAAAGGTGCAGAAGTTAGCGTATTGCGTGTGTTCTTTGATGCCACTACAGGAAGTATTTTAAATATTTCCGGTAATCCAGCAGGACGCTTTTATGGAGTTGTAAACAATTATTCACTTGCTGAAGATTACAATATTGATACAAGAACAAGTACTAATACTATTGTCTTAGTTTGTTCCAGTGTTGTTGAATTACTCCAGCATAAAGTTGCCGGGCGCAAGACAAATCCAACCAGTTTTAAATCATTCAATCCAACAGATGTTTCAATGGATAGAGTGTTAAGTCTTAATGGTGCAAACTTTGACTTTGGCGTACCAAAATAAGGATTAGTAGATATGAGTTTCTTAGATGATATAGTTAGTACCGGATCGGATGCACTTGGATGGTTAGGTAGCGATGGAATAGGACCTGCATTGGCAAGAACTGCCATTACTGGTTATGCCCTAAGTAAATTAACCCAAAGTATCAATCCAAGTAATAGCACAACAACAGTAAACCCCGGTGCCCGACAACAGGTAACAGCCGATCCAAATCATAGTATTCCGGTAGTTTATGGAACAGCTTGGTTAGGTGGTATTATAACTGATGCTGTCTTAACCAATAATAATGCAACCATGTATTATTGCTTAACTTTATCTGAAAAAACAGGAAATTTAAATCTCGGTCAAGGTGCTGCCAGTGCATTTACCTTTGGTGATATCTATCGCGATGATCAAAGATTAATATTTGAAAATGACGGCATTACAGTTAAGAATGAAATTGACAAAGCTGGCAATGTATGTACAAATCCAGCTGGTAAAATTAGAGTATATTGTTTTGCCAACGGTAGTGCCAATCCAGTAGTACCACAAGGTTATACCAATAATAGTCTTGCAACAGCCGATGCCATTATGCCAGGTTGGACCGCCAATCATGATATGACTGGTTTAGTTTTTGCAATCGTAAGTGTAGATTATGATGCTACTAATGGTATTACAAGTCTTGGAAATTTCCGTTTCCAACTTAAGAATTCAATGACATTAGCAGGTGATTGTTTATATGATTACATGTCTAATACTGTTTATGGTGCAGGTATTCCTGCTGGGAGCATTTACCTATCATGAAAAGCCTAAGTTATCTAAATGGTATTTCTGCTAATTCAATTATAGTTACTGATCAGCGCCTTGCTCGTGTTGTATTTGATCGTGTAGATCCTTTAATTCCTATTGATCAAATTATAACAATTAATTCAACAACTGCCTGTCCAAATCCCGGCATCAATATAACTGAGATTATTAATTATTCAACAGCCAATACTCGTTATCGAGTTAAGATTGTTACTGGCAGTGCCAATCCATTAACCGGTAGTTCAATTAGTTGGGGAACATTGCCAAGCGGGGTTACATTATCTACCAGTGGTAATACATATACTCTAAGTGGTATTAATAGTGTTGCCACTTGGAATGCTATTAAGAACTTTACATGGACATTACCCAGTAACTATGCCACTAAACCATTGTGGTTTTTGGAAGTAGCTGTTGTTTATTATGATGAAGCCAGTGCTAAAGACATTGAACGCAATTGGCTTGTTTATGATCCTGCACACTTTTATGTTGCCGAACTTAGTAGTACATTTTCTTTAAACATTGATGGTGCTAATACCAGAGTTATATTATTTTCTGCAAGTTTATCTTCGGCTGTAAGTGTTACTGCCACAGGTAAGAAATTGAAAATTGGTTCTGCAAGTTTATCTTCAACCTTTACATTATCTGCAACTCCTGAAGTTAATGCAGTTACAGTAAATGCTACAGCTTCAACATCATTAACTGCTGTAGGTACTGTTTTATTTGTCAATAGAAGTTATAAATCTAATAACAGTAACAAATTATTTAATATTGGTTATATTAATGATGTAGATACCAGTGCTACATTTACAATATCATTAACCAGTTCATTGGGTAAATTTACTGATTCTGATTATTCAACCCCTGTAACAACTTATATCTATTCTGGTAATCAAGCACAGGTAAATGCAATATTTCCACAAATATTATTTTTTCCAACCAAAGGAGTTAGTTCCAATGGTACATTTACCTATACTATGAAAAAGAATAATATAACGCAGACTACACAAACTGTTGCATTAAATGGTATATCAAGTTCATTTACAACACAAACAATTACCTTTGTAGCCGAAGGACTTACATATTTCCAACCAACACAAACTCAATTAGCTTATGCAAAAGCTGATATTTTAATTGTTGGTGGTGGTGGGCGTGGCGGTGGCTATTATGGAGGATCAGGTGGTGGCGTAACTGAGGTATTCAATCAAACATTAACTAATAAAGTTTATAATGTTGTAGTTGGCGCTGGCGGAAAACCTGGAGTATCTCAAGGCGGAGTTGAAGGAAGAGGTGCAAATAGTTCTTTTGATAATTCTTATGTATCAGGTGGTGGATATGCTGGTGGAACAGTAGATGGTAGTGGATTTCCAACTACTTATTATGTTACTAATAGTACAGGCGGTCCACCAAACACTGGATCAGGTGGTGCAGGTGCCGGTAGTTCACCTTCGGGATCAACAGGCGGTATTGGAAAATTAAGTACTATAACTGGAAAATATTATGCCGGTGGCGGTTCGGGTGCCGATTGGAATAATATTGTAAAACATGGAATACCAGCGGCGGATGATAGTGGTGGAGGTAGTGGTTCCGGAGAAATTACCTATCCAGAGTCACCAAAAATATCACCAATATCAGTTGCTATTGAAACTAATCCAGATTATATTGTTGGATATTATCCTGATATACCATGGTACCAAGATGGTAGTAATTTACCTCGAAAGTTTGTTGTTAGAGATGTCAATCAAACTATTACACCAAGTGCTAATTTCTTTAAAGTTGGTCAAAGTTTAATGATGTATGAATTTAGTGATCGAGTTATTGGACAAGCAAGTTCAAATAATTCTGTTTATTCAAACGATCCAGTATATCTTGGCCTTGCTGTAACTATTACCGAAGTTAGTTCCGATAGATATAGAAAACCATTATCTGTATCTATAGATCCCGGGCAAAGCGTATATGCCGACCTCGGTGATCTTCATCAAGCAGAATATGTATATTTTCAAAGATGGTATGGTACTGTAGGTGATTATATTGGTACACATAGAGCAGTAGATGCAACCGATGGTTGGCCAAATACTGGCGGCGGTGGCGGCGGCGGCGGAATACAAATTTCATTACCCGGATCAAATTATTATTATACATCGAGTGGTAATGGTGGTTCAGGCATTGTTGTTATTAAGTTTCATAGTTAAGGATAGGTAATGAGTACACAAATTTCAAATATTTTTACAATTAATGGTGTTATCGATACCTCTAAGAATGTAAAGGATAATTTAGATATTATTGCGGCTGCTGCCTCAAGTTGGGTAACATTTGATATTCACGAAGGTAAATGGAGTGTAGTAGTCAATGAGCCCGGCAGTAGTGTTGCCAGTTTTACTGATAGCAATATTATTGGCGGTATCAATGTATCGGGAAATAGCTTAACTGAATTATATAATAAGGTACAATTAGAATTCCCTCATAAAGATTTAAACGATCGAACAGATACTATTACCTATGAAATACCATCCGATCAAAGATATCCATATGAATTTGATAATGTATTAAATTATCAATTTGATTGTATTAATGATCCTGTACAAGCAGAATATCTTGCCTTTATCCAACTTAAACAAAACCGTGTAGATAAAGTAATCCAATTCCGTACTGATTTTAGTAAATTAGGAATTAAAGCCGGTGATATTATTGATGTTACTAACTCAATGTACGGGTTTACTAATAAATTATTCCGTGTATTAAGTATTGCCGAAGAAGATGCCAGCGATCATAGTATTGTTATTAGCATAACCGCTTTCGAATATGACAGTGGTGTTTATTCAAGTGCCGGATTAATTAGAGCCGAAAGAACTACTCTTAATAATATTGCAAGCAGTTGTACCAATACCGCTATTGCAGATAGTCAACAGGCCAGCAATAATTCATCACTAATGAAATTATTAATTCCTTTGGCATTGACCAGCTTGTTTAATATGATGTTTCCAAAACTCAATAAGAAGTTATTTGAAGCATTAGCCAGTCCAAAAACAACCGTAACAAGTTCAGCAACTAATGTCTGTGAGGGTAATAGTGTTGTTATGACAGTTGCCACCTGTTGCTCAACTTGTAATGATTTAAGTGGTGTCGAAGTAGATTATGAAATTACCGGTGTTATTGCCGATGATATTAATGTACCGTTAACAGGTAAAGTTACAAGCAATAGTGCAGGTGTTGCTACATTAACTATTGCCACTACTAATCGAACAGGTATTCAAGGTGATAGAACTTTGACTTTTACTGCTGGTGGAACAAGCAAAACTGTTACTATCAAAGATCGTAAAACTTATGCACTTGTGGCAAGCCCTGCATCTATAACAGAAGGCGGAAGTACAACAGTTACTATTACAACAACCGGCGTAGATGATGGTGCTAAACCATTTACAATTACAGGTAGTGGTACAGGACAATTATCAGGTACTCCTACCAGCGGTAGTCTTAATATTAGTAGTGGTAGTGCTACTTTAGTAATTAATACTAAAGATACTGCAAGTTTAACTGATACCAGTGTTACACTTAATTTTGATCCGGGTGTCTTTTATTGTTCAGGTGCAAGTATTACCATTCCAATTGCTCATAATGGAACTCCAGTAACTCCACCATATGTACCACCAGATACTAATTGCGAATATGTAACTATTCCAAGTACATGGTGTGGAAGTTTTGATGGTACTACAGGCGATTTGAAATCAGTATTTCCAATTGCTACTGTAACTGTATTAAAGGCCATTAGTGGACAATCAAGTATAACTGTTCCTTTAACAGCAACAGTTAGTGGTACTACCATTAGTGTTGCAACATCAGTTGCTATTGATGCAAATACTTCCAGAGGTGGACGACTCTGTAATATTATAACCAGCTTCAACGCATTTACACCGGGTGTTAAGCGTATAACTGGTACAACAGTCCAGGTCATAGGTAACTAATGACTTATCAAGTACAAGAACTTAAAGATCCTAAAGAACGGATTGCCATTTGCCATAACTGTGAAAAGTTTATCCGTATGACAACCACATGTACTATGTGTGGTTGTTTTATGATTGCCAAGGTACAATTTAAAGATGTAAGATGTCCATTACTCAAGTGGTAATCTTTTTTTGCCTTTTTTTAATGATTTTTTAAGTTTTAAATAAATAACAGTGCGAATCGCAATTGCACAACAATTCCTTAAGGAGAAATTATGACCGCAGCGAGTAATTATTTAGAGAACAAGATTCTCGATCATGTGTTGAAGAATACAGCTTATTCACAACCAAGCAGCCTATACCTTGCATTGTTCAACAATACAAGTGGTAATGCCGCAACTAACTTAGAAAATGGTACAATAACTGATGAAGTTAGTACATCAGGTACAGCCTATGTGCGTAAGACCATTGCATTTGGTGCCGCTTCAGCTGGTACATCAGCAACTAACGCTACTGTAACATTTGACGCCGCAACAGCATCATGGGGTACAATTACCCATGTGGCTATTATGGATGCAAGTACAAGTGGTAATGTCCTATTCTGGGGTGCTGTTACTACTACTAAGACAATTGATACTGGTGATACCTTCCAGGTAACATCGGGCAATTTGACAATCTCATTGAATTAATTCAGAAAACCGATCGGGGCCTCGTGCCCTGATACCATATTAGTCATAGCCATTTATTAGGAGCGACAACATGACAAAACCAATTATAGTAACAAGACAAGGTAAAGGAGCGCCGTTAACCACAGTTGAAGGCGATAATAACTTTACCAACTTACAAAATGCCACAGTTGGTGTTAAAGTAGGTAGTACAGTAGTAACAGCAGATTTAAACTCAGCTGTTGAAATTGTTGCAGGTAGTAATGTAACAATTAGTGCAGATAATGCTGCCAAGACTGTAACAATCAATGCACCATATTCTGCTACAGGAGCAACAGGTGCTACTGGAGCTACTGGCGCAACAGGCGCTAAGGGCGACACAGGAGATATGGGCCCACAGGGTAACACAGGAGCTACTGGTGCCACAGGTGCCACAGGTGCTACCGGAGCCAAAGGTGATAAAGGCGATACAGGAGATATGGGTCCTCAGGGTGACACAGGCCCTCAGGGAGCCACTGGTGACACAGGCCCTCAAGGAGATCAAGGCCCAACTGGAGCAACAGGACCACAAGGTGATATGGGTCCAACTGGAAGTCAAGGCATCCAGGGCGAACAAGGTATCCAAGGTGTTACTGGAGCACAAGGTGATATGGGTCCAACAGGACCACAAGGTGATACAGGTCCAATGGGAGCAACTGGAGATACTGGTGCTACAGGAGCAACTGGAGATACTGGAGCAACTGGTCCCCAAGGCGATACAGGCCCTATGGGTGCAACTGGTGATACAGGCCCTATGGGTGCAACTGGTGATACAGGTGCAACAGGTGCTAATGGAGCTACAGGAGCAAAAGGTGCTACAGGAGCTACAGGAAAAAAAGGTGC